TCACCGCCCCTTCCTGGCCAGCTCCAGCGCCCCGACCTTGGCGTCCTCCGCGATCTCCGCGAGCTTCCGGCTCGACCAGATGACCTTCTTGGGGTTGCGCGCCCCGAAGCAGGCCGCCGCGTAGAGGGCGACCAGGAAGAGGAGAACCTTCGCCGCGAACCATCCCCACGCCAGCACCGCCGAAACCGCGTCCACCATCGTGTGCATCTCACCCCTCCTGGCCCGTGGGGGCCGGTGTCGTGGTGCCCTTGTTGCGCCACCCGCGCTGCGCCAGGAACCCCAGCCAGACCCCCTCGGCCAGCGCGTAGTCCGAGCCGCTCCGGGTGGCGAACGTCAGCGTGAGCCCTGCCACCTCGATCCGAATCCCGCCGACGATGAACCAGAGCGTCAGGATGATGGAGATCGGGACCGCCAGCGTCAGCGTCCAGCTCGGGTTAGAACTGGAATCCCGGATCAGCCGGGGGTGGAGCCACGACAGGATCCGCAGCATGGGGCACCTCCTGGCCGACGTCGTACTGGGCGAGCTCGTAGTCCGCGATGATGTCGAGCAGCTTCTGGCTATAGAGCGGGTCGGTGGCCCAGTGGCGGGCCAGGCACCGGACGTAGCCCTCCAGGTCGAGGGCCTCGCGGGCGTCCTGGTAGTACCGGGAGTTGGTGACGAGGCGCCCATAACAGCCGAAGGCGTGGTCGTAGGAGTCGAAGTCCTCGAAGGCGGCCTGCTGGGCGACGGCCTTCCCCGCCTCGACCTCGTGGGTGCCGACCGTGACGGAGCCAGGGTCCCACGTCAGGTCCTTGATCCCCCAGAGGTTGAAGCCGATGGGCCGCTTGCCCCAGGCCGTCTCGAGAGCGGCCTGGGCAAGGCAGCAGGCCACACGCATCCCCGGCCAGGTGCGCTTCGCGGCCACGGCGTAAGGGGCCAAGGAGGCGAGCCAGGCGGAGCGGGAGGCTGTGGGGGGCATGGGGCATCACCTCCGCCAGTAGTCGTTACACCGCGCCACCTGGACGGTGTCCCCCTTGGCGATGTTCTGGCAGGTCGCCAGGAGGATGTTGATGACCTTCTCGTCGCTGCGACGGCTGGTGTCGACCTCGGAGCGCATCGCTTTGGTCGCCGTGTCCAGCTTGTCCTCCACGCGCCGCATGATGGCCAGATTCTCGGTGATGGGCGACGGGAGCCACCCGGTCCACATGCCCAGGAAGATGGCCGACACCAGCATGGACGGTCCAAACCAGAACGTGATGAGGATCGCGACCTTCACCCCCCACGGTGCGCCCTCGAGCGAGAGGACCGTGGACATCCCGGACGTGGCGCTTGCATCGTGATGTTCTCTCACGGTGCACCCCCTTGCAGGGCCAGGAGCAGCAACGCTTCGTTGGACACGGTCACGCCTCCGGTGTGGGAGTGCAGTCCGTCGGCTATCTGCCCGCGATAAAGACCGCCTACCGCCGCCCCTCCGCGCGCTCGCGCTCTCCCAGGTCGAACCAGGACTCAGGGACGCGGACGGTCCAGATGGTCGCATCCTGTGCGGGGGCCTCGCTCGTCGCGGGGTCCGGGGGCGCAGCCTGGCACGGAGAGATCTCGATCAGGCTCCACGCGCCGAGCGGGATGGCGAGATCGACCCAGCCGGGGGCGTCGATCGGCAGGGTCATCCGGACCAGCAGCGGGCCGATCATCCAGGCCGGGAACATCTCCTCACTCTCGAGGCCGCCGACCACTCCGGAGAGCGCAATGATGGTCCGATCGGGGCGACCCAGGACGGTTCCCCAAACGGGGACCGGCTCTCCCGGCACTGGGTAGGCTGCGCTCGGCTGCCAGGTGCCGGTGACGACACCCTGGGCGGCGCGGAGGGTCCAGGTCGATCCGAGGTAGTCCTGCAGGCAGAGCTCCTGGGCAAGGGCCGGGACGCCCAACACGAGCACGAGAGTGAGGGCCACGATGATCTGTCGCATGAGCATCTCCTCTTAGGCGTGGCGGTCCCCAGGACGGCCGGGGAACTCGACCACGAGCTTGGTGGTATCACCGACGGCCCCGCCGAGGACGGTGACCGTCCCGGCGGCCGTGCGGCCATAGAGAGAGATCAGGTGATAGCCGGGCTGCAGCCCCTTGGTGAATGGCACCGTGAGGGCGTGGGCATAGGTCCCGATCGCGTTTGACTGGAGGAAGCGGTTCTCGAAGGATCCGGGGGCGTGATACGCATGCACGCCAAACGAGCAGGAGCGCGGAGCGTCCCCCGTGAAACTCACGAGCCCCATCATGTGGATGGGGTCTAAGTACCCGAGAGAGACCACCCGACTCCGCAGGGCAGTAGAGATCTCGATGCCCGGGACGGGCGTGGTGTCGGTGAGGGCCACATTGCCCGTGAGCGCGATCTCAATCGTGGACGGGGATTCGTTGTCCCAGGAGCGGACCAGCCGGTCGGCAATGCTGTTGACCCAGGCGGCCGTCCCGGTCTCGGTGTAGGCGGCCCCGACGACCCGGCGGGAGGTATCCCCGTTCTTTTGATAGCGGCCAGTAGTCGCGTCTACGACCGGCGCGGTCGTGGAGGCCTCCAGGGCGACGTCGGTCCCCGTCCAGTAGGCGTAGATGTAGTAGAGTGTGGCCGCCGACAGGCCCCCCACCCCCAGCGTCGGGAGGGTGGTGCACTTCCGCAGGACGCCATCGATGTTGATATAGCTGCCCCCGCGTCGCGCGAGGGTGAGGTTCGGTAGGCTAGGGAGCAGTTCGAAGTCGTTCCGGGTCTCCCAGTGCGGCGAGCCGGTCGGAAAGGCGCTGGTGGTAGCCAGGTCGGAGAGGTCCACCGTCGCCCCATCGATGAGCGTGTTGACCAAGCGCTTGAAGTTGGCCACGACGCCCTTTACGGTGCGGTTCACCACGTCCGCCCTGGACAGCGGGTCGGCGTCACCGACGGGGTACTCGTAGCTCGCGTGGGGCTTGGTCTTGTGGTAGCTGGGATCCGTGAACGTGTTGGCCATGGCTCAGGCTCCTAGCCGCAGGATAAGGTCGGGCGCGCCGGCGCTCAGGAGGCGTTTCCCCGTCTCCAGGGCCTCGATCGTCACCGGCCCGGCGGGCGGCTGCAGGTCGACGTTCAGCACCTTCAGGATGCGGTTCCGGTATTTGTCCGCCCCGCTGGCCGGGCCGGCGTCCCAGGAGAAGCCGATCCGGTCGTTGCGGGTCAGGCGGCCGAACCCCGGATCATGGCAGGCAAACCGCACGAGCGCCGGGGCCGGCCGCGTGGTGCCGTCCAGGAGGGCGAAGAGGACGGTCGCCAGGGCGTCCAGGTGGGCCGTGCTCCGCACGGTCTGGCAGGCCAGGGCGCGCGCCTGATCCCCGTACACCCCCCGGCTGGGCGCGCTGGTGCGCTCCACGCCGGCGGAGGAGTAGTCCCCGCGGCGCGGGTGCCAGAGGTGCGAGAATTTCAGGATGTTGACCAGGCTGGAGAGATCGGCCTGCATGGTGACGCCCGCCTCGCCCCGCACGACATCCCGGGCCGCGATGATGTGGGCCGCGAGCTGGGCCTCGGGGACGGCGGCCCCGGTCTCCACCTCGAGCACTAGGCGGCGCTGCCGGTCCAAGTAGTAGTCGGCCAGGAGGTCCCGGGCCCAGGTGGTGAGCCAGGCCCCGACGGACTGCTCCCGGTCCAGGAGCGCCGCGAACGTGTAGCCCTGAGCGTCGCAGGCCCGCCGAGCGGACTCCAGGGCGGTCGGCTCGAAGTCCAGGGCGCTCCAGGCGCCCCACTCCCTCAGGATCGCCTCCCAGGCGGTGATCGGGTTGGCGTGGCAGGCGCCCGCGCTGGTCGGGAGCCCCTGGCCCCGCCAGTAGATCGGCCCCACCTGGGCGGCCGTGAACTGCAGCGCGGCCACGACACCCTGGCCCTCCAGGTTGGTGGCCAGGTATTTGGTCACCCCAGTGGTGATCTCCGCGCCGGACACGTCCCAGACGCTATCGATCGAGACCGCGCCGCCGCCGCTGGCCACGTAGATGAAATTCGTCGTGTCGACCAGGACGGTGGGCAGGAGGCCCCCCTCGCCGCCCGTCCTCCAGTCGCCGATCGCCACCGGTAGGAGCTGCCCCGCCTGCTCCGGCCGCGCGTAGCGGGTGGAGGTGGCCAGGGAGAGGATCTGGTCCAGCCGGGTGGCCATCTAGAGCTCCGTGTGCTCGAGCGTGGCGGTGCTCGCGCCGAGCGTCCAGCGGCTCACGCGCCCGCTCGCCCGTTCGATGTAGTCGCTCAGGGCCAGGCCGCTGTATCCCAGCAGGATGGTGGCCTCGGCGAACAGGAGGTACTCCTCGGCGATGAGGCGCGAGATGGCGCCGTCCTCGTTGGCCACGGTGACGGAAAATCCAGAGCGCATCGACTCCCCGAGGCCGACTAGCAGGTCCGAGCCGATCGGGAGGGCCCGCTCCGACAGGGCCCCCCAGCGGAGGATCCGTGGCTCGGCTTCGAGGTAGGGGGCGCCGGCATCCCAGGGGATCTCGGCATCACTCGCGACCGCCGCGTCGAGCGGCACGCCGGCGGAGACGACGCCGTCCGGGATCCGCCCGGTTGCCCACACCCGGGCGCCCAGCGGCGTCAAGAGCCGGTAGAGCGCCACCGGCTGCCGGCTGCGGTCCATCCGGGCCTGGTCGTAGGCCAGCGTGGTGCGGATCATGCCAGACTCCGGACGTGCTCGCGGAAGCGAACCGACAGCTCCCAGTGGGCGAGGAACGGGGTGGTGGCGATCCCGGCCCCCTCCCAGTACGCCAGCAGCACGTCGTTCGGCGTGGCCGGGTTGGGGCAGATGACGCAGGGCCGCGCCCGCCGGGTGGTCGTCGGGTAGAGCGCCGGATAGATGGTGTCCAGGAGCGTGGCCCGGTCGGCCTCCGGGATGGTCCGGAAGTCGACCTCCAGGATCTGCGGCAGGCCCAGGACCACGGTCGTCGGGTGGAGGGCGGCGAGATCCCCGTCGAGGTACGGCTCGACCCCGCGCTTCCAGCCGCGATCGAAGTTCTGCGTCAGCTCGGTGAACGGCCCGAGGAACAACTCGGCGAGCCGGAGATAGCCGTCCGGGTTGGCCGTGTCGGTGATCGAGAGCTGCCAGTACCGGTACGTCTCGGCCGCGGCCAGAAAGTGCGCGAGCTTGCCGGCAGCCCACGTCACTGTCACCGGGCCATAGGCAGGGGCGCCCCAGGCGTTGCTGGAGTTGGCGGCCAGCGTGATGGTGGCCGCGGCGGTCAGATTGTGATCCATCAGGACCAGGGCCTGCACGGCCAGGGCGCTGCCCAGGTCCAGCGTCAGTGTGACGGGCGAGGCGACGGCGGCCGAGCGCCACTCGGTGTTGCGGTTGCGGTCGAGCGCCCGAGCCGGGCCGTAACCGAAGAGGACCTTGAAGTCCCACCGATCGCCCGCGCTGAAATCCGTCCCCGCCCCGCCCGCGAACGTCACGGTGATGCCGTGACTGAGCGCCACCGGGCTGGTATCCGTGACGACTCCTGTGGCGTCCCAGGTGGCCCCGCCGTCGTCCGACCACTGGACTGTGGCCGCGCCCACGTCGCCGGCGCCGTCGATCACCACGACGTAAGTCAGCTCGGTGGTCCCCGCAAACGTTCCACCGGGAGTGAGCGTGCCGGAGCCGGATCCCGTCTTCTGCGCGGACGTGATCTGGGCAGCCGCCTGGGAGGAGGCGACGACCGACGCGGCGGCCGCGTCAAGCAGGTTGGCATAGAGGAAGCGGATGTTGGCCATCACGCCACCGCCGGGAAGAGTGCCGAGCCAGGCATCCGGCCCTTGAGGCGCTGGAACTCGTCCAGCAGCAGCCGGGCCGCCTCCTGCATCCCGTCGACCCCGAAGATCGGGCCGTAGAAGTTGACGGTGACCTGCGGACCGCCCAGGCTGCCCACCTCCCGCGGGTTGCGCAGGACGGCGACCGTCTCACGGCCCGCCTCGCCCACAGTCATGCGCGTGGTGCCGGTCGTGTTGAAGACGCCACCGGAGGCGTAGTCGCGCCCGCCGTCCCCCTCGTTCCCCACATCGGTCCCGATCCCGGTCCCGCTCGTCTCGCTGCCCCGCTCACTGCCCATGTCGGCGCCGTAGGAGCTGCCCCAGCTCATCCCGCCGGCGCTCGCGTCATACGAGGTCATGTCGGCCACGACCGAGGCGATAAACCCAGGGGTGACGGTGCTGGGGAGTCCTTCGAGCGCGGATGCGACGCTCCGGGCGGCAGCCGGGCTGAGCCCGAAGGCGTCCTGGAGGTCTGAGACGTCCATCGCGCCGAAGCCGCGCAGCATTCCGTAGAACGTAAGCGGGGCGGTGAGTGGATTTGTCGCCATCTTGTATGAGGAGTAGGCGAAGCTGGCAATGCGACCGGCTAGGGAGACCGCCATCTGTGCCGGGCTGAGATTGCCCATGATTGCTTCGGATATGCCTGCTGCCGAGGTCTGCGGACTTTGCCCGATGCCACGCCCCTCGGTGCCGCCAAAGATCCCCGCCAGTGCCGAGGACGCCCGCGACGATACGGACGGCGAATAGCTCGCTCCGGAGGAGCTGGGGCCGAAGAGGAGGCGCCCCCATGGGCCGCGCACGCCCCCCTGTTCCCGGATGGCCGCGGCCGCGGCCGGCGGGAGCACCATCTCGCCCGGATGCAGGACGGCCCACTCCTGACCCTTGAGGTCGGGGACGTTCCACATGCCAGTATTCAAGAAGCCGAGGAAGGAGCCGACCGAGGACGCCGCCGAGCTGACGCCGCCCCAGAGGGAAGAGCCGGCATCCGAGAGCCACCCGAGCGCGGACGTGCCGTAGCCGGCCAGCGCCCCGCCCAGGAGGCCCCCGCCACCGTTCGAGCCCAGCAGGTAGTTGCTGATCCCGCTCGACATCTGGCCAGTCAGGACCCGCAGCATCGAGTAGCCGAACTGTTCCGCGACGGATCCCAGGTCCTTGAACTTGCCGGTGAGGACCGAGAAGAAGGCGTCGTCCAGCGAGCGGGTGAGGTTCTGGCCGACCTGCTGCGTCGCCTGCACCATCCGCGCGTAGGTCTCGCGCTGCTTGCGGTACATGGCGTCGTACTTCTCCGCCTCGGCACGGGCGGTCTGGTCGGCGAGCTCCATCTCCATCTCGGCGACCTTGACCCACCCCTCCAGCTCCTGCTTCTGGGCCTCCTCGCGCTTCTTGACCTGCTCGGCCAGCAGCTCGTTCTCGACGGCGTTCTCTCGCTCGGCCAGCTCCAGCTCGGCGTCGGCGATTTTGACCCAGGCCGCGATTTCGTTCTTGGCCGCCTCCTCCTGTGCCTTCACCTCGTCCGCGAGGACCTTCGATTCCCACGCGTTGAACTCGGCGATGTCCTTTTCCCGCTGGGCCTGGACCTGCTGATCGAGCTTCAGGAAATACAGGGCGCGCTCGGTCGCTCTCTTGCGCTCCTCTTCCTGCTGCTTCAGCTCGCCCGCGGTCAGGGGCTCGACGGGCTTCGTCTTGTACCCCGTTGTGTGGAGCGAGGGATCGTCGTAGAGGCCGTAGGAACGATACGAGGTCGGAACGTTTCGGTAGAGGCCGGGCAGCGCCTTCCGCGCCGCCTCCTCGATGGTGGTCGGCAGCGCGTCCGGAGAAACCGTCTCCCCGGAGGGCGTGAGCCACTTGATGGCCATGGTGATCGGGACCACGATGTCGCCAGCAACGCGGAGCTTGAGCGCGTCAAACGCGTCGCCCAGGTTGGCGATGGCGAGCTGATACTCGCGGGCCCGCTTCAGATCCTCGGCGGTCAGGACCTTGTTCGACTCGGCCGCCATCTGCTTGAGCGCCGCGGACCCCTGTTCGATCACGGGGATCATCTGCGTCCAGCCGCGGCCGAAGATCTCCCGGGCCAGGCTGTTCCGCTCGATCTCCCCCCGCACGCCGCCGAGGGCATCGATCGATTCGTAAAACAGGGTGAGGGCGTTCTTCTGGTGGCCGGAGGCATCGCGCGTGGAGAGGCCGAGGCGGGCCAGCGCCGGAGAGCCGCTCTCGATCGCCGCGCTCATCTTGGCGATGCCGGTCTGCACCGTGTCGGAGCTGATGCCGAGGTCGCCCAAGGCGTCGACCAGGCCGCTGATCTTCTCGGGAGAGGCGCCGGAGATGTAGGAGAGGTCGCGCACCTCGTTGGCCAGGGCGACGAACGTCTGCAGGGAGGCCGCCGCGGCGGCGGTGAGGCCGCCACCCAGGGCTGCCGTGTAGAGGCCGAGCGGACCCAGCCCGCCCAGGATGCTGCCCGTGACCCCGCCGAAGCGCTGGGCGACGCCGGTGAGCTCGCCTTGGAGGGAATTCATCGTCCGGTTGAGATTCCCGGCGTCGTTGGTGAGCTGAACCTTGCCCTTGGAGAGCTTGGACAGGTCCTCGGTGAGCGTGCGAATCACCGGCTGGCCGGTCGCGTCGACCTTGATTTCGAGGCGGACGACTTCGTTACCCACGGGGCCCCTCTTTCGGTGCGAGCGTCCGGAGCGTCTCGATCCGGTGGGCCAGGGCGCGCAACTCGTCGCGCGTCCCCGTCCACCCCAGCACGATCAACGCCAGCTCCCAGGACATCCCCAGCTCCAGGAGCCGATGCAGCTCGGCCGCCTCCTGGAGGTCCTCGGTCCAGGCCACCCGCTCGCAGGTCCAGCAGGCCGGCTGGGCCCCCCGGGCCAGGAGCGGGCAGTCCGGGCAGAGGGGGTCCAGCACGACCCCCTCCGCCTTCCCGTGGGCCGCCCTTACGCGCTCGGCGTACCGGACGGCCCGGACGAGTTTTTTGCGGCGGCCTGCTCCAGGTCCGCGCGCGCCGGGGTCTCGCGGGCGGTGCGGATCGCCTCCTTCACACTCTCGGGCAGCCGGAGCTTGTTCTCCCGCGTGAGCGGCGGGTTCCCGTCCAGCCCGCGCCAGTCGATGAGGGAGGCGTCGAGCAGGTCGTCCTCGACAGCCTGCAGGTAGGTGGCGAGGGCGTCGGGGTCCTGGGAGACCCGGGCCTCGCGCATGGCGCGGCGGTGTGCCCCCTGGATCTCGCGCCGGGCCGCGTCGGAGAGCCGGCGCACGTCGAATTCAGACTCCCCGATGGAGACCACGATCGGGGGCTCGTCATCCGCGATCAATCGGACGCGCATACTGCCTCCACACTGTGTAGGGTGGACGGGGGCCGGGTGGCCCCCGGAGAGGTTACGCGAAGGAGATCGTCAGGTCGGCGTCCCCGCCGGCCGGGTCGCAGAGGTTGCAGGTGGCCCGGTACATCAGGATCCCTTCCTTGTCGAAGGTCTCCAGGCGGGCGAACTGCATCGCGGGGATGGTCACCGTGACCTTGTTGTACTGGGTCGCCCCGACCGTGAAGCTGCAGTCGATCTGGGTGCCGGCGAGCAGCGTGGCGAACCAGGGATACCCCGCCTCGGTGGTGGCCTCGGCCTCAAAGGTGATCACGGGGGTCCGCTCGGCGACCATCTCCATCCCGGCGTAGCCCGTGGCGGACGTCCCGTCCCCGCGGGGGACGATCCGGCGGCCGAGGTCGAGGCGGATCTCGCCATGCTTGGCGGCGTAGTTGGCCGCGGCGATCTGGAAGGCCGAGGCCAGCATCACCGGGAAGGCGATGGTGGGCTCGCCCGTGGGCACGACCGTCGCCCCGTCGGCGGGGGCGGTGTAGAGCGCCCGGAGCCCGGCGGACAGCCGCGCGGGGGCCCCGACGGGGAAGGTGAAGCTCCCCAGGGCGCGGGCCCCGAGCAGCTTCGTGATCACCCCGTCCAGGTAGACGTAGAAGCTGAACGACTCGAAGGCACTGGAGCGGAGCGTGTAGTCCCACTTCTCCGAGCCGGGGGTGGCCGTGTTGGCCGCGGCGAGCCCACAGGCCCGGAGCAGGGCGTCCGCCTTGGGCTTGACGCTGGCCGAGTAGGCCACGCCCGACCCGCGGAGCAGGACCTCGGCCTGGCCCTCGAAGCGCCGCGCCCCGATCACGCCGGGGAGCTGGGAGCCCTTGCCGGTGTGGACGTTGGGGACGTAGAAGTCCACCTGGGGATCGGGCGGGGTGATCAGGGCGTAGAAGCCCTCCGCCGCCGCCGGGGTGGCGTCCGTCCCCTCGGGGGACTCCACCTTGCCGAGCATCGTGGCGAGCTTGAGCAGTCGCGTGGCCATCGGTCTCTCCTCCTGTCCGGCCCCGCGTCAGGCGGCGGCCTCATCCATGGGGGGGGCGGGATCGGTCGGGGGCTCCGGGATGGCCTCCGGCTCCTGGGGCAGCTCGGGGGCGGACTCCGGCTCCGGGGATGGCTCCGGGGCCGGGGCGGGCGGCGGGTCCTCGGCAACCGGCACGGCCCAGCCGCGAGCGATCCATTCGCGGGCCGTGGATTCCTGGGCGTCGAGCACAGTGCCGTCCGCCAGGTCCTCGCCCACCTGGAGCGGGGCCACGAGCAACACGTTGGGAGCGATCTGGATGCGCATGAGACCCTCCGTCAGGGGCCGACCTCCAGGAGGTCGACCTTGATCTCGGCGACGTAGACCTCATCGCCGATGGTGCCCTTGAGCTGGACGAAGTAGAAGCCGGGGGCGGCCAGCACGGGGAGCGTGGAATCGAACGGGGCGGACAGCTCGCTGGTCGTGGAGTCCCAGGTGGCCGCGGTCCAGTCCACCACCACCGCGCGGGCGGCGGTCAGGATGCGGAAGCTCGGCGCCGTGAGGAGCCAGGCGCCGGTGCCCCGGGCCTGCGAGACTTTGACCGTCACGTCCCGCTTGTCGCCCTCGCGCAGCGTGATCATCGGGACACCTCGGTAAGCCGGAATTTCGGCCCCAGCTCGGTCATCCTGAACCGCGGCGGCAGTTCGGTTGTCCGGAACCCCATCCCCAGCCCGCTCACCGTGAAGTACCGCCGCTGCGGCCCCGCCGGGCGAATCAGGGCGTAGGGCTCGGCCGAGACCTGGCGGGCCTCGTCGGCAGTCAAGGCGCGGCCCGTCCAGAGCGCCAGGTGGGCGATGGAGCCGTGGAGGGAATTGCTCGAGTTGTCGTTGCCGACGTAGGTCAGATTTGTCGACAGCACATTCGCCATGGTGCCATCCGGCCGCCCGTCGAGATACCAGGTTCCCGCCCCGGCGCGGACGGAGAGGATCGCGTCGTACCAGCGGTCCAGGGCCAGCACGGAGTTGGTGAGATGGTCTCCAATATAGAAGTAGGTAAGCTTCGAGACCCCACCGCCGCGCGCCCACAAGCCGATGCTTGACGACGGGCCGACGATCACGGAGCCGTAGGTCTCCGCGTAGGAGGAGATCAGCAGCCGGACCAGGAGCGTGAACGTGGTCCCCGTGGTGATCGGGGGGACGGCCATGCCCTCGGTGGTCGAGGCGGTCGGGACGGCGCGGAGGCCCATCGAGCCGCCCGGACCGCACCCCCAGGAGACGGCGGAGCCGGTCAGCAGCCCATCGCGGCCCTTGCCGGTCACGTCGCGCACGCGCCGGCCTGCCCCCTCGTGGCAGAGCCAGTAGGCGGCGAGGCTGGACTCCAGCGGGTGGCCCCAGTCCATCTCGCTGCCGAGGGGCGGCTTCTGGCGGGCCGGGGAACGCCCGGTGCGCGCGATGTGCATCAGGCCCCCTGCTCGCTGTCGAGCGTCTGCGCGTAGCAGACCACGGCCACCGCCTCGCCCGCCGCGTCGTCGCCGTAGTCGATGATCACCTCGACCGTGCAGCCGCCGGGGACCCAGACCCACCACTGATCCGCCTTGCTGGTCAGGATCTCGTTGTCAACCTTGACCTGCTTGCAGGGGGCATCGATGGTCAGCGTGGTCCCGCTGAACTTGGAGACGCGGACGAACTCCAGCTTGGGGAGCGCGGTCCCCCCGGCGGGGATGGCGTCGACCCCCCAGCAGGCGTAGTCCTCATCCGCCGCCGGGGTGCCGGTGCCGTCGACCTCGAAGGCCGAGGAGCCTGCGGGGTAGCCCGCGCCCAGGTTGATGGCCTTGAGGATGGCCGCCGCGGTCTGCGAGAGGAACGAGGCCCAGGGCGCGCCCGGCGTCAGGATTGCGCCCGCGTTGAGGGTGCGGCGGATCTCGACCTGGACGCCGTTGGTCAGGGCGGTGGTGCCGCCGCGGCCGACGCCGACGAAGAGGTAGGCCCCGTGCTTGCCCGCGAGGGCCAGCGTGCCACGGACGACGGAGCCCCGGGCGAGGGCCTGGGGGGCGATGACCACGCGGGTGCCCGCCGCGTCGTCGGTCCAGCTCGGGGTGAAGGTGATCGTCATGCGCTCCCCCTATCCCTGCGTGCTCGGGTCGCCGCGGAGGGTCTGGTACTGGATCTTGAACTGAGCGGAGACGGCGGCCAGGATGCCGGGCGGCTCGTCGGTGGCCACCTCGTTGTCGGTCATGCTCACATTGTTCACGAGCCCGCCCAGGGTGGCGTCGGCGGTGAACGCGCGCTCCAGGTCGGCGAGCATCCGGTTGGCGACCGTCGACGGCTTCTCCTCGGCGGGGCACTCCATCCACACGTCCACGAAGATATGGAGCGTCCGCAGGATGAGGCCGGCGATCTCCTCGTCGTGCGTCTCCTCCTCCCCCTCCTGGAGGAACGCGGCCGGGAGGGTGCCCAGGGCGGCCGGGTTGTATTTCCCCCGGCGGACCGTGGCCATGACGTGGTGATAGGCCCCTGTCCCGTTGATGGCCAAGAGGCGGGCCTCGCACGCCTGGAGGATGACTTCGCGGTGCGGTTCGCTGGCCACGGGCCCTCCGTCAGCGGCGGTGCAGGAGGAACGTGATTTCGCGCGTCAGATGCTTCCGGAACTCGATCGTGGTAAGCGGCTCCATGGCCGCGAAGAGCTGCTCCGTCTCGACGATCTCCGGCACGGAGGGGCCGAACTGCGAGTGAATCGGGGTCCGCTCCCGGCCGCCGCGCAGGAACACGCCGGGGCGCCCGCGCGGGAGCTTGGGGAGCAGGAACGCGTGCTCCAGCGTGACCCGGCCCGCGCCGGTCTTGAACGTGACCCCGTGGGCAGTCTGCCGAGCCCCGAACGCAAGCCGGGTGATGGGCCCGCCCCGGGCGGTCAGCGTGGCAGCCAGGTTGCCCACGTAAGCCTGCTTGATCTTGAGGTTGCCGGAGACCTGCTTCTGCGTCAGGCCGATGGCTCGGGCGATCTCGCGCTTGGCGTAGGTGCGCGCCGTCTTGATGGTCCGGTTCAGCGCCCGGTAGATGGCCGTGGGGGCGTCGTCCCCCAGCGCTTTGAGCGCCCGCATGGCGGCGTCGGCGTCGAAGGCGTAGGAGAGCAGGACGGGCACGTTACCCCCCCGAGCGCGGGATGACCACCAGGCGGATCTCGTCGGCGTGCTGGCTCTTGATCGACTCGACCCCCCACGACACCACCGTCCCGCCGACCTGCTCGGCCGCGGCGATCACCGTCCCGCGGGGGATGGTGGGCCGCCGAGTGGCCGCGTCGACCGGGAAGACCGCCGCCGGGAGCGCGAGGACCCGCTGGGCCTCCTGCGTCCGGAGGTAGACTCCCTCCACCGGGGACGGCTCCGGCGGGAGCCAGATGACCGTGGTGGTCACCGGATCCTCGCCGGGCACCGTCACCGTGGCGGGCAGGCCGAACGCCGCGAGGGCGGGGAGCATGGGGGGGCGGAGATCAGCCATGGGCACACGCTCCAGGGATCAGCGGGGCGCCGTGGGGGCCGCCCCGCCTCTCTCAGGTCAGTTGCTGCACTCACTGCTCGGGATCGACCTCGCGGAAGAGGAACGTGAAGAGCATGGTGGCCGTGTTGGCCGCCGCGGAGTAGATGGCCGCGAACGACCCGGGAGTGAGGATGGTCGAGCCCTCCAGGTCGATCCAGTTCCACGGTCCCAGGCTGTAGCCCGTGGTGGCCAGCGTGCCGGCCGGCGCGAAGACAAAGTCCAGGGTCGGCGTGCCGATGGTGCCGCCGCTGGAGGCCCAGGCGCCGGAGGCCGCCGGGCCGCCGATGAGGCGATTCTTGGGGGTGAGGGGGTTGGTCGCGATCTCGGTCATCTGCCCGCTCATCAGGCCGAGGGCCGTCGCCGTGGCGACCGCTGCCGTGTTGGCCCAGGCCAGGGCGAGCAGCTCGAGGTTCTTCGCGCTCGCGGCCTTGTTGCCGAGGACCAGGCCGGTGTAGGTGGTCGCCAGGGCTGCGGTGAGCGCCACCGCCGCCGTGTTGGCGACGCTGAAGAGGCGCCCGCGGCGGGCATCCTCCGCGTACTTCGCCCCGCCGATTTCCACCACCAGGCGCCCCGCGCGGTCCAGCCGCGGGGGGGCCGAGACGCCGGCGGCCGGGGACTGCAAGCCTACGCGTCCGAACATGGGGAGTGCCTCCTGTCTGCGCTCCGATCAGAGCGCCGCAGAGTGTCGAATGGCGCGCGCCAGCCGCAGGTCGGGGACCCAGGCGCCGGCGTGGAACACGTAGCACTCGCCGGTGTCGACGAGGTGCAGCGTGGAACCGTCCGGCAGCGGCTGCGCGTCCGGGCCCACCACCGGCGGCTCGTCGCTGGAGAGGGCTTGAATCTCCTCGCCCACGGGGGAGCCGACGAGGGTGCTCCGAGTCAGATAGATGGCCGTCATCCTGCGTCCCTCCTGTCTGTCACTCCGTCGAGAACGGGGGCGGTGGCGCCCGTCGCGGCGGCGGTCCGCCCCCGCTCCCACCAGAGGATCGCGGGGCGACTAGACCTTAGTGAGCTTGATCACGGCCCGGGGCACCAGGCAGAGCGACAGCGGGTTGCTCTGGGTGTGGATGAGTCGGCTGCGATTCAGGCCGCGCGGATCGGGCGCCTGCTTGGCGTAGATCGGGCGACCGATCGTGTTCACCGCCTCCTCGAAGTCGGCCGGGGCGAAGTAGGTGCTGAACAGGTAGCTGCCGTTCGGGAGCACCAGCGGGGTGTTGTTCGGCCCCTCCGGGAACAGGTAGGCGTCGGTGTCTCCGACGAACGACACCCCGCCGACCGATCCCCGGTACTCCTCCCAGGTGATCCCGCCGAACTGGAACCCGTTGCGGAGGTCCACCCGGAGCATCGCGGACTCCTGGTACTTCAGGGACTCCTGCACCAGGGTGTGGCCGACCAGGGCATCGAAGAATCCGGCGCCGCAGAACGCGCGCATGCCGGAAAACTCGACCCCGCCGAGCTCGGCCTCGGACAGCCGAATGGCCGCGACGCACTTCGCGCGGACATCGGTGGTGGTGGTCGTCAGCGCCATCCCGAGCGTCTGCTGGGCGACCCCGAACTCGGTGAAGAGGTTGTAGAGCGTGGTGGCGCCGTCGGCGTCGAGGATCACGCCCTTGATGGCGCCGATCCGGTGGTACTCCAGGGTCACTTCGTGCATGGCGCGGAGGGTCTCCAACCGGCGGTTGACGACGCTCTCGATGGCCGCCAGGTTGTTCTCGCTCCCGAACTCGCGGAGGTTCTGGATCGAGTCGGCCAGGATGACGCTCTCCCGCTCCAGGTGGTGGCAGTTGAACGCCCGGGCAGTGCGCTTCTGCTCGCCGATGGTATCCCCGACGCCGCCGCGCGGGCTGGCGGGGATCATCGTCAGCAGGCCGGCCTTCTGCTCCACCATGATGCTGGTGGTCGGGATGCCCTCCTCCTTGAACAACCCGAGACGGCCGATCCGGCGGGGCTGGTGCGGGACCGCCTCGATCGCATCCGTCAGGCTCTTGGTGGTGAAGGCGTTCGAGTCGAATACATCCATTACGGCCATCTCACTACCGCCTTTCTGCCCGGAACGCCGGGCCGGAACCAGCAGCGCCAGCCCCCGCACTGGAGGCTGGCGCGATTCGGTGCGTGGGGGTGACGGGGCGGCTACGACCGGGCGAGGACGCCCAGCTTCTCCAGGTCGGCGTAGGCGCTGAGCTTCTCGGCCGCGGTGATGCCGGTGGCCCACTGCAGGTCACCGATCCGGACCTCGGCGTCCTTGGCGATGAGCACCCCGGCCTTGTCGGCCAGGCTGGCGTCCACCGCCTCGTAGAGCACGCCGCAGGCCTTCTGGCGGCCGTCCCAGGCGGTCGGGGTGGGATCCCACTCGACCACCTTCTTGGTCACCTTGTTGTAGACGCAGAGGTCGAAGTAGTTGCCCAGGATGAAGTCCGTCGCGTCGGTCAGGGTGAAGACCACGTGCCGCGTGGTGAAGGTGGCCGCCGCGCCGCTGCCGGTGCCCATCAGGAACCGGCCGATGCTGGTGCCGTCCGGGGCGATGACCTCGAAGTCGCCGCCGTTGGCGACCACCGCGCGGTTGATGATGCGGTAGTTGCCCGGCATGGCGTCCGGACCGAGCGCGTGCGCCGACAGCGTGCCGGTGCCGGTCCCGCCGATGACGGTCGGGGCGGTCGACCCGACCACGATGGTGAACACGTCGTCCACCTCGAAGTCGGTGTTGTCGGTGATCGAGAAGTTGATGTGGCGCGAGGTGTAGGCCGTGGTCCCGCCGGCCCCCACCGTGAGGGTGCAGTTCGGGAGCGCGGTGCCATCCGGCGCCGTGACGGAGAAGACGCCGCCGTTGGCCACCTTGGTGATGCACTTGACGACGTAGTTCCCCTCCTGGACCTCCGGGCCGGCGGTGACCAGGGTCATGGTGCCGTTGCCGGTCCCGACGACGACCGGGATCGACGCGCTGCCGATCCCGTACAGGACCTTGCCGACGACCTCGCCGGCCTCCAGGTCCTGGCCGCTCAGGACGGTGACGTTCTCGCGGCTCCGGTTGCCCGGCGCCTCCGAGAGGATGAACTCCCCGGCGTGCTGTCCTTCCACCAACGCGGCCATGGTCAGGCTCCTCTCTGCCCGTTACGGGCGTGGGCGGCGGCTTCGGCACGCAACCGATAGACCTCCGCGGTCGTGGGGCCGGTCTTCGCGCGGGGAGCACTCCCGCCGTCCGCCGGCAGGGCGGTGACGATCTCCACCGCGTCCATCTTGGCGGTGATCGTGGTCAACTGTGCCTTCACCGTGGCGGGGGGCACGCGGGCCGCGAGGTAGCCGTCGGCCAACTCGGGGAGCTTCGCCGCCGCGCAGAGGCCGCGGATCTCGGTGGCCTCGGCGATCCGGGCGGCGGCCTGCTCCGGGGTGGCGCGTGCGGCGACCAGCTCCTCGGCCAGGTCGAGGCAGTGGCCGGCCTTGCAGGCGGCGAGGATGGCCTGGGCATCGGCGGGGGCCGGGGCGACCGGGACGACCTGATCGGGGACGGGCTCCGACTTCGGCGGCTCCATCAGCGCCTCGATCTTGACCCGCAGCGGTTCCGGCATCGCGGCCACCGTGGCGCGGCCGCGCGGATCGAAGGCGGCGGCCATCGCGGGGAGGCCTTCGATCTTCGTGTCGGCGAACCCCCAGGCGATCGCCTCGTCCGCATCCATCAGCGTCTCGGCATCCATCAGCTCGCGCAGCTCCTCCTCGCTCAGCTCGGAGCGCCAGCGGTACGCGACGATGATGCCATTGGCCACCTTGTCCATGTCCTCGGCGGCCTTCCGGAGCTGGGAGGCGTTGCCCACGGAGACCGTCCAGGGGTTGTGGACGTACATCTGGCCGTTGTCGGCGATGGATACCTGCCCCCTGGTCCCGGCGCTGGTGATGATCGTGGCCGCACTCGCCGCGAGGCCGACGATCGACACCTTGACGGTCCGGCCCTTTGAGGCCTGCTGCTCCCGGAGCAGGTTGGCGATCGCGTTGGCGGAGTAGACGTCGCCGCCCGGGCTGTTCACCCGGATGTGGATCGTCGTGATGGCGTCCGGGAGCGCGGCGAGCTGGTCGAGGAACTGCTTGGCCGTGGCACCGAATCCCCAGTAGTAGTCGATCCAGTCGCCGATGAAATCGAAGATCTCGATGTCGGCAACGGTGGGCTCTTCCGCCTTGTTGGATACCCGATACCACTCCCGCGGCGCACTATTCATCGGCATGGCTGTCTCCTTCTGCGGGTTGTGACGCCGCGGCGGGGGCCTTTCCGTTCGCAGGCCGCGAGCCGTCCGAATCGAACTGCAAGCCGAGGCGCCGCTCCCGGGCGTGGTCCGCGGCGATCTCTTCATCCACCCGCTCGACGTCCCAGCCGCGCTCCTTCACGACCTGGGCGCGGCTCTTGAAGCCGGACCGGACCATCGCCTTCTCGTGCTCCACGTCCTGGACTGGGTGCAGGTACGGCCACGCCGGCGGGACCCACTCGACCCGGAGCCACGGGGTGGGGTCGGTCCAGTAGGCGGCCGGGACGGCCAGGGCGCCGGCGAGGATGGCGCGCTGGATGAAGGCCCGCCAGATCGGCCGATTCAGGGCGAACGCCACGATGTGGTGCTGCTGCTGCTCGATGCGGCGGCGGAACTCCTGCAGGATCACGCGGACCGTGCGGTCGTTGATGCCGCTGAGGTCCCCCGTCAGGACCTCGTAGGGGACGCCCGCGGCCACGGAGGCCGCCCGGAGCTGGGTCTTGACGAAGTCCAGGTACATGTTCCCGACGTCGGGCGGGTCGGACCACTCCAGCTTCTCCCCGGGGTTCAGCTCCTGCATGAGGCCGGGCTCGAGCCCCACGATGGCGTTGTCGCCCTCCGTGGTGATCGGCTGGCCGGTCAGCGGGTCGACGTCGCCGTCCTCGGCCCCGCCGGGGCGGGTCACGAATCCGGCGAACAGGTTGCTGATCTGCTGCCGGAGCAGCGTGGCGTCGTCGAACTTGTCCCAGTCGTGCAGCTTGACGAGCGCCCGCGTGAGCTGCGGGAGCCCCCGGAGCTGCCCCGCCCGGAGCGGCCCGTACAGGTGGACCACCTGGTCGGCGGGGATGCGGACGCGGGTGCTGCCCTCCAGGAGATCCGGATCGCCGGGGCGCTGCTGCAGGGTCCAGTAGGCGACGCGCTGCCCGATCGGCGAGAGCTCGATCCCGGCCCGGATCCGGTTGGCGCCGTTCGTCCCATCGTAGTCGTGCGGGACGAGCTCGGGCTCCAGGAGCTGCACCTGGAGGGGGACGGTGAGGCCATCCTCGAGGCGGCGATACCGGAGGCGGACGAACATCTCGCCTGCCTCCAGCCAACCGCGGACGGCCAGGGCCTGCAGGCCGTAGAAGTCGAGGCGGCCATCGGCGTCGGCCTGGTCGGTCCAGTCCAGCCAGAGCTGGTGGAGCCGCTCGCGGAAGGCCGGATCCGGGGCCTTGCTCTGCGGCAGGATCCCGGTGCCGACCATGTTCGACACGAGCGAGCCGATGCCGGACTCGGCGTACCCGTCATTGCGGGTCGCCGACCGTGAGCGATCGCGGAGCGTGCGGAGAGATCCGAGGACACCGGTGTTCGGTCCGACGGTCGGGGCTGCCCACCCCCGCGCCCGCCGGGTCTGCGAGGCCCCCTCATAGGTGGCCTGGTTCCGGATGACCGGAGCCACCCCGGCCCCCCGGACGTGGCGAATCGGACGGCCGTAGGCGTCGAGCAGCGTCGGCACGTCAGAGCCCCTTCTTCGCGTACAGGAGGAACTGCTTCGGCCGGGTCGTGGGCGTGACCTCGGCCTGCATCAGCGCCAGGGTGTCGCGCATCTCACGGAGGGACCGGTAGGTGACCTCCCGATCGGCGTACTTGACCGAGAGGACGCCCTGGGCGATCGCGCTCTTGAGCGCGTCGATTTCTGCCTGCGTCCAGGCCATGGGTCACCTCCCCAGGTAGCTCGAATGCCAGACGCGCCGGGCCGGTCGTGCAGACGTCTGCACGGGAGCGGCGGGCGGGGGCGGGGGCATCTCCGGGTGCCCGGGTGTCGCCTCCAGGGGAGCCCGCTCACTCCCCTCCGCAGGGGGCCCCGCCGGGGTCGGGGGCAACGCCGCCCGGATTCGCTGGGCCATGTCCGCGAGGTTCGGCCGGAGGATTCGGACCGCGACCAGCGCGAGCACGGCCTCGTCGAGCGCGTGGTTGTCGGTGCGGTCCTGCACCCACACGCTCGCGACGGCGACGCCGCCCCGGTTGTACCGGGTCTCCTTGTGCTCGCTGCACAGTTGCGCGAAGAACTCCGAGTCCACCCCGTCCACGCCGGCCGGGAAGTGGATGAAGTTCGGCCCCGGAGCCGCCAGGGCGAGGCTGGCCATGATCTGCGCCTTGCCGTCGTCCACGTTGACGTGGTACAGGGCCACGGGCCGGATCAGCTTCTTGGCCTTGGCCGCGGTCGCCCGGCTCTTCGTGGTGGTCTGGCCGGACGCCGGCGGCGCAATGCGCCAGATCAGCGGCTCCCCGGTCTTCCCCGCGTCGCCCTTCGTGGCGTAGATCCGCCGCGCCTGGTGGCGGAGGACGAACGTGTAGACGTCGTCGCTCGCGTAGCCGGAGTCGATGCACGTCGCGTGGATCGGCAGCAGGTGGCCACTCGCGTGCTGGTAGCGGCGGTCGAGCGATTCGAGGAGGGCCCCCTGGGTCTCGGCCTTCCGCGGATCCCCGGGGACGCTCTGGCGATCCACCAGCCACCGCTCCCCTGCCGGGCCCCAGGCGTAGACGGACAGCAGGAAGCAGGCCGCCTGCACGTCCACGCCGGCGGTCAGCGCCACGGCCGGCATCGGCACCTCGATCGGCGTGCCGTCGGGGAGGGCGCCGTAGTCCTCGACGCGGACCATCAACGCACTCGCCTCCTGCCGCGCTGTGCGATCGTCCCAGGGCTCGCCGAGGAGCGTGTTGACCCAGACGCGGAACGATTCGCGCCCCGCGGCCCGGGCCACCAGGAAGCCCGCCACGAGCTCCTGGAGGGTAACCCACGGGCTGAGCATGGCCGGCAGGTGGAAGCAGGCGAGCCCCGCCTCGATCGGCTCGGCGGTCGGCAGCCACTCCCCGGAGGCGATCAGGGCCGCCCGCTGGGGCTCGCAGACCATCCAGCCGCAGCCGCCCCGCGAGTCGTCCGGGCACTCGATGCGGGCCGTCGCGGGATCCCGCTCGGTGAAGACCACGCGGAAGTGGGCCTCGTCGTTCCAGGTGATGTAATCCAGCCGGCCGCAGCGCGGGCAGCGGACGTGAAACCGGCGCTTGTCGCTCCGCTCCCAGAGGGCGTCGATCCGGCCGCCCTTGAGGGTGGGCGTCGAGACGAAGAGCACCAGCCGGTCGTGGAACGTCGTGGTACGCTTGGCCAGGAGCTGGCCCGGGTCCCCCTCGTCGCCCACCACGGCCGGGAAGCGGTCGCAGTCGTCGCCGATCGCCAGCCGCACCGACCATCGCGCGAACGTATTTGGGCTGTTCGAGCCGCCCAGGGCGAGGTAACCCCCGGGGAACAGCTTCAGGTCGAGCGTCGACTCCGGACGGCCGTCATCGCCGAGCACCCGATGGGTCTGCACAGAGGCGCGGAGCGCGGGGGTCGAGCGGATCATGTCGGCCAGGCGGTCTTTCGAGTACGCCTGTGCTACGAGCCCCGTGGGGTGGACCAGCAGCATGGGGCAGGGGTCGTGCTCCATGTGGTAGCCGAGGATGTTGTTCAACGCCTCGGACCCCCCGCTCTGCGCACACTTCATGAGGCCGGCCATCCGGATCCCCGGCTCATGGACGACGTTCATGATCCCCGCGAGGTAGGGGGCCGTCTCCGTCCGCCACCGGGCGCCGCGGGCCGCGCTGGTCTCCGGCAGCACGCGGTTCAGGTCGGCCCACTCGCTGACCGTCAGCCGCGGGGGCGGCGCCCAGGCGCTCGCCCACTCGGCGATCGGCGACGCGCCGTACCTCACGCCCCGGGCTTGGCCCCCGCGAGCAGGTCGAGTCCCTTGCGCCACCGGGCCATTTCCTCCAAGGCTTCCCGCACCACGTCTGCCGCGGCGGGCTGCTGCTCGACGGTGATGAGGCCCGCCTGCGCGATCCGGCGCGGGAGCGCGAGGAGCTTGGCCTTGGCGGCCTGCACGAAGGCCTTGCCGTCGCGGATCACCTGCTCGCGCGGCAGCAGCTCGCGGCGCGCTTCCTTTAGGCGCATCTCGTTGAGCTCGGCCTGGCTGCGATCCCGCCGGGCCCGCGCCTCCCGGTCGCCGCCGTTCTTGCCGGCCGTGTGCTGGAGGTAGGCGACGTAGGCCGGCACGATTACCCACGGGTCGTACTCGGAGGGCTTCCGGCCGCTCCCGCGGACCGCGGCCACGATCACGCCGTCCGCCTCGAGGGTGGCGAAGGTGCGCTCCGGGATACCGCCCAGGAGCTTCCGGGCCTCCGGGCGGTGGATCGTCCGGAGCGGCTGGGGTGCCTCGTCGCTGGGTGCCATGCAATGCTGCCTTACGGGCCCTTGCGAGCGGGACGAATTCTGCGCCGCGCCGACCCGCTGACGCCGAAAATCCGCAGGGGCCCCCCGATTTCCCGCGCCGTGCCGTCGCGTTGGCACGGAAACGACGATGCCCCCGGGCGGTGGGCGAGTCCGCTCGGGGGCATCTGGCCGGGAGGAGGAGGCGGGCAGGCGGTTGCTCTGTCACCTCTCCATCGTCGGGGTTAGAGTACGGGGTTTTACTGCCCCGTCAAGATGACAAGTTGTGCCAAATCCGCCAAATCTGGACAGAACTGGACAATCGCGACACCGGGCATACGATTTTTCAACCCGCTCGGTGCTTGCACGTCCTACACGGGGCGTCTGTCACCGCACCCTTCGGGATCCGGACGATCCCGCCGAACTTCACGGAGGGAACCTCCCCGCTCTTCACCTTGCGCGCCATCGTGCGCAGGCTGACCCGCAACAAGTCAGCCGCTTCCTTCGGGGTCAGGTACTCTGGTTCCGGCATAGTGTCTCCTGGGGGATGCGGGGTTCTCGTGGCTGTAACAGTCCCTCATCTCGGAGCTTCATGGCCAGCTTCCCCGTGGCCCGCTGTAGTCGGGAGTACACCCGGCTCGGGTGCCGGCGCCATCGGGCGGCGATGTCAATCACCGGTAGAGCCTCGAGGTAGTACAGCGCCAGGAGTTCGCGCTCGGGGGCGGTCAGCTGATGGAGCGCGCGCCAGATCGCCCAGAGGGTCAGGACCAGGTCGAGCTGATCGCGGGCGCCTCCGGGGTGGCCGGGGACCAGGGCGGTTTCCGGGGTGGGCCAGACGGACCGCACCCCGTCGGACTTCACGGCCCGGGCGTACCAGTGCAGGGCCGACCCAACGCTGCGGAAGGTCATGGCCGCCTCACGAGAAGGCGGGCTCGTCCGCGGTGGACGACGGCCCGGCTCCGATGGTCCGCATCACGTCCCCCAGGCACTGCATGTTCGGGGTCGCCCGCTTTCGCCGTTCGTGCGCCTCCAGGGAGAGGGTCAGGTGGAGCTCCGCATGCTCCCGGGTGATCGCCGTCTGCATCCAGGCCCACCGGCCGGGGTGGTTGATCGGCTCCTGCTCTCCGGCATCCCGGAGCCGGCGGAGGAGTTGGAGGGCGACCGTCACCGGGAGCTTCCCCCCCACCATCCGCTGGAGGCAGGCCCAGGGGTTGAACCGGTCCCCGTCCCGGACAACCTGCCGTTCGATGTCGGCAATGATCCGGGAGGCCCGGGCCTTCTCCTCGTCCGTCATGGTGGTCGTCGGGCTCGACTCGGTCCCCTCGGCCCCGTCCCCTCCCCCGGACCCCTGGTCGCCGGAGGCGCTGCCGGCAGGCCGGTCGGGTCGGGAAGTAGTTACTACGGGTTGGGTTGGGTTGGGTCCGGGGCTGGTGGCCTGCTGGTGAGGCCTGCTGGTGGCCTGCTGGTCGTCTGCTGGTGAGTGGTCACCAGCAGGCCGCTGGTCGTCTGCTGGTGACTCTGCTGGTGGGGCCGGTCGCTCTAAGGAAGCACCATCACCAGCGGACGCACCAGCAGGCTGCTGGTTGGCTGCTGGTGCGTCCGCTGGTGCGAACTTTCCTCCGACACGCGCCGCATGTGACGCCCGCGCCTTTCCAGCTGTGGACTTAGCTTGCTTCAGTGCCTTTTGCTGATGGCTCACAACATCGCTGGCCGGCTGATAGTCGTGGTAGTCGTGGACACGATAACCTCCCTCGACTCTTTCCCACAGCCCGACATCGAGCAGCCTCATGGCACTGCGGCGAGGATAGGGGGTCCCAGGGGCCAGAGATGCTAGGGAGCTATCTGGGATGTATCCGTCGGTTAGGTAGGCGTTGCAGTAACACAAACCAGACAAAAAGAGATCTCTTGCCAGCGGCCCCGCAGCGATCGCTTTGGGGTGGTGCGGGAAGCGGTCGTCAATCCGTACCCAGGCCATAAGAGCTCCCCAGACTCACTCGATTGTGAGGCCGACCTGCAGCAACCAGTACCAGTCCAGCGGGGTCGCCCGCTGCCTATTCTTGGCCCACTTGAGCCCCTGGATCGCCCCCGCCAGATACCACCCGAACCGATCGTCGGCCGTCTCGCGCTGAAGGCGATACAGGTCCCGCAGCTCCTGGGTGATGGCCTGCCCGGAGACCCGCGTCCTCCGGCGATGGGCGTAGCGCGGCCGCATCCTCACCCCCGCGCCGCCTGCGCCCCGCGGAGCAGCTCCACCGAGGCCTGGATCCCCAACCCCTGTCG